CCATCATCTTGTGTATAAATAATCCGCTTATCAGAATTAGCCATAAGTTTTTATTTAAGTATATCTTATGAATTATTGGTCGCCAAAAATAACAAGACAAACGATAGCTAGATCCTGTTCAGTTTGAGTACTACCATTTCTAAAAGTTTCCAACTTAACAGATGTTGTTGTATAAGAATGAGCAATAACTAAATCAGGCAAAGATACTGAATCTAATTCTTGAGTGCCTGTTGTGGATACACAATAATTAGTATTAGACATTGCATTAGTAAAATTAACGGTCAATTCACCTGAGGCAGTCTCTACTACGCTTGAAACATTAAAGCTATCTCTGACACCAGCCAAATCTGTTGCACTAGTTGTTGCAGTACCATCAAAATTCACCCAAACCTTTGCTCTACCCTGTGCCACCTCTGCTGGTGTAGAAGGATTATTTCCACTCGTATCCTTAATCGTAGTCAACTTACTATCACCACTAACAGTAAGAGCAGTGAGCGTACCAACAGACGTGAGACTTGAAGCTGTAACTCCAGAAGCTAAAGTACTACCTGTAAGAGCAGACGCAGCAGTTGAAATTGTGCTGAAAGATAAATTACCACTGGCATCTGTTTTTAAAAACCCACCATCAACAATACTTCCAGGTAATGTTAAACTTACGGAACCTGAACCTGATGGAGGAGTAATCGTTGATGCTCCTTGTAAAAATGTTCCTATAACACCAAACTGATCGGGAAAAAATATACTTAAATTATTTAGGGTAAGATTCGCTGAACTAATAGTTGCTCTTTCAACTCCTGCTGTTGCAAATCCAATGACATTTGATTGTCTTCTATATATACCTGTATCAGAATCTCCATTAAAAGTTAAACTTGGAGCACTAGAACTTGTACTGTTATCTAGCACAAACTGACCTGTCATTGGCACTGAAGTGCCTCCTGATCTAGGTAGTAATCCTAAATTATTCTGATCTAAATCACCTACAGTAAAAAAAGTTGCAGCAGTTCCCGAACTCGGAGAAGGATGTGCTTGATCTCCTCCACTACTTTTTCTAATCAATAACTTATTAGTAGTACTATCAGCCAAAAATTCACAAGGTAAAACTGTAAAACTATCGCCATTACCATCAAGAGTATTTCTTGCTCCGAAATTATTGGTGGCGACTGCCTGTATAGCTCCTTGTAAATCTAATCTGACTTGTTGACCTGAAGCATTATCAATGTTTTTATCACTGTGTTGTGCCATATTTTAAAACTTGTTTTTTTTTATTTTACACTCCTTTACCATAACCGACAGCTTGGAATGTAAATTGTTTTGCTGGATTTACAGGATTGTTTGAACTATCTAATATTTTTATGTTAAATCCACTGCCAGTAATATTTGATAATACAAAATAATCACCAGCTTCAGCACCTATTATAGTTACACCGATGGAAGGAAGAAAACTATTCGCACCACCTAAGCTAGACGTTCCAACAAAAAATTTATTAGCAAATTCTACGTTCAGTCCTGATGATGATGAGCTTGACGTTAATGGAACAGTACTAATAGTGCCACTGCTTTTATAGCTTCTTTCAACTCTCGACTCAAAAGAGGAAATAACACTAAGTTGTGCCACACTTATATTATGAGCTATACTTTCAGACTCTAAATTTAATCTGAACTGAAAACCTCTCCCTTTAAATTTGCCATTTGCAAACTTATTAAATTGAGTATAAGTTGGTGAGCCTGAAGGATCATTTTGAGTTGTTCTAACTGATAAAAAAGCATTTACATCATTTATTTTTTCACCATCAAAACTTCCGTTCTTAGCATAATCATCCCAAAAAGTGCCAGCAGGAATTAATTCATCTATTGTCGTTACATTACCAACAGTAAATCCAATACTTTGTATTAATCTTTTTAAATTAAGACTAAATACTCCTCCTAAATCTAAGGTGTTAGTAAAATCATAAGTACCACTTAAATTTGTAGACGGATTAGTTAATTGCAAACCTGATCCGACAGTAGAAACATTTGTTTTTGTTCCACTAAAAGTTGGATGCTGAGTATCAGATAATATTTGTTTATTATCTATTAAATCGGGAAGATCCAATATAATAGACGTTTCGCCTTGACTAAAATTATTAGAATCGTCACGAAACTTTAATATATACTCTCCTTCTAAACTTGGACAAATGACCTCTGTACTGTTCCCTGGAACAGCTTCAATAAGATCGGTAGAATCCTGAAACGTGCCACTACCATCTGTTTTATTGCTATGCCTGATATATACCAAACCTCCATGAAGTACATCTACACTGACAGATTGTTTCCATCTGAGTCTCACTGAATTACTATTAACAGGTTCCATTGTTAAATCTTGAACATCTTCTGGAGGAGCAGTTTTACCTTCAGCTACAAATGTGTCATCTGAAGAAGTTGCAGATAAAGTCAAATTAGCATTGTAAGAAAATACCTTAAATTCGTAAGTTCCAGCCTGTGTATTAGATAATTCAAATTCTGGTTTTATAACAACCTCATAGTTCCAATTACTATCATTAAATCTATATTGAACTTGATATTGATTTACTCCAGTAACCGAAGCCCATGAAACAAATAAAACAGGTATTGCAACATTATTTCTTACGACAATTTTTTCTATAATCGACAAACTGGAAGGTGGATCTTTCTCTTGATTTAAAGATGTAATATTTCTTGGAGGCAATGATATACCTCCCGTTGAATCTATAGCTTGATATTTTTTATTTCTATAACTTACTGCTGATATTGCAAAATTAATACCATCCTGTTCTTCAACATTGATAACCCTAAAAGTTTGAGGTGTTTCACCATCACCATCACTCTGCAATAACCAAATGGAATTTGCATTTGGAGTGATTGAAAACAGTGAATTTGTATCTAAAGTAATAGCAGAGCCGATAATACTTGTTACATCCTTAGTCTCAATAGTCCCATTTGGCAAAATTACACTACACTTTGCATTATTTTGTATAAAGCTATTTAAGCCTTCAGTATTATCAACGATAATTCCTACTCCATCCTGTACACTATTAACTACAGATTTAATACGGCCACTTCTTCTTTGACCTTGTTTTACTGGATCATTAACACTGATAACAGCACCAGGTCTTACAATCGCACCAGCTTCTATAGATGTACTAAAATTAACCACTTCTGTTTCCTGTTCTTCACTTAGTAAAACAGCCCTACCCAATCTCCGTGCCTGACCACGGGAAGTACAAGCAAAAGCTTTAATATCTTTTTTTACTATTCCCAATCTTAACTGTCTATCTATATCTTCTTGTAATTTATTTGGTGCTACAACATCATCTCCCACTATCTCTACATCAATCTGTCTGCTGTCCATGTTGTAATAACTAACAGCTATAATCGAGTGCCTTTGTTTTAAACTGCTACCTGTATATGAAAATCCAGCTTCAGTAACATTTGCAAGACTAAATAAATAACTTGAATCCGTAGGACTATCCTGCACTATAGAGACTGAACCTTCAGTCCAGATAGGAAAACATCTCATCACACCTGCTAATTCGTTTATGAGCGTATATGCTTCTTTTGCACCTTGAATATTTACATTGCAACTAAATCTGGCTTCCAATCCGCCTTGAAAATCATCTACTAACTCATTGGCATACTTACTGGCAGTAATAAAACTGAATATGTCTAAATTACTATCTTTGATATGAGTTCCGAAACCATATCTTTCCGTTGTTAAAAGATCTAATAAAATTAAAGCAGGACATGAACACCATTGAGCAGAACCTAAACTTCCATTGAATATATACCCTTCTGGATAATTTACCCTACCTGTTTGTAAATCTACGTGTGGTTTTAATTTATAAGTACAACTTTGTTGACTACTTATAGTTTGTGATGATCCCGTTACAACAATGTCAAATGTATGTTGAGTTGGAGCACTTGTACCAACAGTGCTGTCTTCTCCCTGCACTTGATACGTTCCATTTGGCGCACTTGTGCCAGAATTAGTCGCATCAAATACTATAGTATCTCCTTCCTTTAAACCATGATTACTGCTATTTACTGTAACTATTAAATTGGATTGAGTATATTGTGCTGACACCGAAGCTGAACTCTCAGCAGGGACTCTAACCTTTACACCTCGAACACGGTAAGCTCTAGATGGAATTGTATTAAACTGCTCAGAATCTATCCTAATCTGAGAATAAGCACTATCTGGGTATGTTTGTTTTTCATCTATTATCTCTTCGATTAAACTTACACTAAATTCATCTTGTTTGCTCTCACCTGTTCTATCATTAGTAATTCTTTCGACCTTTATTTGTGCTGAAGTATAATCAGATTGCAACGCAATTAAATATTCCTTAGAATACGCATCTCCCGTTCGTCCCTTAATTGTATCGTTAATTTTTTCCTGGAAACCAGTTGAATTGCCATCACTTAACGTCTGCTCTAAAGATATTTTTAACTTGACTTTAAGACCTAACACATCTCCTTCGTCTGTAAGATGTTGTATCTGATTAAAAGTGATTGTAACTTTTACAGCATCTTTACCTGTTGACAGTGATCTTACCACCCCATTATTAGCCTTTGTACATAATGCGGGAGTAAAATTAGGTAATTGTGCTGATGTTTTTTCTGACCCTGGAATATGTGATTGATTGCTAGTACCGAAACGACTAACAAATTCTATATTCTGAAAATTAAATTTTGAAGCTTCTGGATTTGTATTATCGGCATCTGGTCTAAGAACAGGTTGTTCATTTAAAAAAACATCTTTTAAAGAAGCATTAGTATATGCTTCCGTTTCTTTTGCAAGTCCAGCCTTTGAGGGAGTTGCAAAACCTTCTATCTCTCCTTCAGATATTAAATCTTGAATTGTGGCAAATTGTTTACTGTTTAAAGTATCTTTTACTCTTACTGGTTGTCGTGGCTTGTCAAACAGTCCAAAAGTGAGATCAAATGCACCTCTAATAATTTTTTTTGTCATGCTTTTACTTGATTAGTGTCAATTCCTGCTGAAATTACAACCGAGCCAGTTACAATTTCGCCATAAACAATAGGATGTGACGTTCCAGCACGGGTTGTATTCTGTATCCCAGAAAAACCAAAAGATACTCTAGGATCTTGCTCATTTGCATCGGGTTTTGCGGGGGGAAATAATATTTCGCTAACACCTTTAAGAGTTAAACCTAAACCAATATTTGCCATAAAAGCGTTAGCTCCTGCAAAGCCAGTGCCTAATCCTCCGAATTTTAAAGGTGCTAACGGAACAGCTCCAGGCAGCATAAATGCAACTCCAATCAATACTGCCCCTAACAAAAATCTACCTGCTCCTCTTCCTGCACCTGTTATTACAGGAATAATACTTATATCCGATTGACCTATTGGATTATGTATATCTTTTTCTTCAATATTATAATTATTTACTACAACTTGGTAATGACGATCTGCCATGTGTGCTTCCAACCCTGGGAAATTACTGACTAAAAACCTCATGGCATCAGCAGTAGAAGTTATTACTGCATCTAATTCTTTATGTCCGACAAACTCTGCCAGTTCTCCGTAAAGTCTAACTGTTCTGAGCATAGC